TATTCTAAAAAAAATTGATCTAATGGAGCTTCTTCCATTGAAAACTTTGTTAGCCCATGAAGTGATCCATTCGAACCCCTCCTATCAACCGTACCAGAAATATCATAACTATCACAACCAAAAGCACCCAGGTGCTCGTTTCCGGGGTATTTAATTCCATTTTTTTCTATTGTTCTATTTTGAAGATTATATGGTGGTATCCAACTTATTTTAAATCTTCCTTGTTTATTTGGAGTAAAGATAACTCTTGTATCTACAATTCCATTATACCATTGAAAATTACCTTGACTTATTACATTTGTATTACGCAAATCATTGTTATAATCTATTTGCTCGTAAATTTTACTTAAATTAAATAAAGCTTGTTTAGCTTCATCTCTAAAAGCATGATCTTCTGTTCTTGGAAATTGCCGATATAATTCATTTAAACTATCTTGATCATCTTTTAAACCATCAACTTCGTTTTCCCAATGTTGTATTACTCCTATATCAATTTCTTCGTTGTCGATACCTTGAACAATTTGTTCGGGTGTTTCGAATACAGGAAATCCATAAGTATTAATGAATCCTTCGTAGTTCCATTCCATAGGTATGAACAAACTATATAATCCTGAGCTAGTCTGTCCATTGCGGTTTCTTTTTGTAACATCAGATTCGTAATATAATTTTTTAAAATTTTTTCCGCCTTTATCAAGTGAATTAGATGTTGATCCCATCATACACTTACCTATAATTTTACTACCTAATCTTAATGTAGTTTTTGTTACTCGCCAATTATTAAGAATATTGTCAGGTCTTTCCCATTTGCCTGATTCATCGTGTACTAATAATTTTAATTTTTCACCATCATAACTATTGTCTCCAGTGTTTTTCCAATCAATAGTTGTATCTAATCCTTCTAATATTTGTTTTTCACTGGTTTCAGTAATACTCTTTTTAGTAAACTTTGATGCTGGAACCCTGTATGCAAGCTCTGACTTGGGTCGATCCATTCCGTCTTGTATTGGTTTGAAAAAAAACGGGTAGTTAACTGATATGGGTACAACTTTATCTGTGAACATTTTCTTAGCATCAGAGCCTGATTTGGACAATATCCCAAACCGTGCGTCTGAAGTAATTGTAGCTTGATGGACGGTTTCTGCTGAAGACATAAAGCTAAAACCGGATCTACGGTTTTTAAGATAGCACATTCCATAACATCGTTTATCGGCTTTGCAGGCTTCCCAAAAAATGAAGAAGAATCTATTAGCCTCTCTGAAGTCTGGCTTCCCAACATCAATTTTGGTGTGCTGCAGGTACATATAATGAGAGCCAGTAATATAAGTAGGAATTTTATTATTAATAAACCAATAACCTTCTTCACGCCTTGTAAATTCTCTATTGATATAATCATACCATTTATCTTTAAAATTACTAGGATAAGTTTCCCATTCAAATATACTTTTAATTTGATTTAATTCTTTTGGAAAAACGTGAGGTTGCCAAATATTATTATTATTTTCAACAACTTTAGGTGCTTTAGGTAAGGCTATTACTAAATTTTGTATTTGAATAATATCACCAATGGTACCATCTTTGCTTATAATAATTACATCATGCTCTTTATTATAACCATACTCCCATTTTTTATACCTATTATTTTTTTTTATTATATTAGGTTTTATTGGGGAAACATTTTGAACCAATGTTTGCGCGTACATTATTTTGATCTTCTCTCAGCAAATCCGCTGAATGATTCTTTTTTTTCTAGTGGCTTATTTTCTAATAAACTTTTTTCAGCTTCAATACGTGTAAGTATTTCAAACGCATCAAATATTGCTAATTTTTTTGTTGCTGCTGCATTTTTTAATCTATCTGCAGATATATCATCATCTCCTCCTGTAACAATTTTTTCTTCAGCTACTTTAATTAATTCTTTAACTGCTTTTTGCCCAGCTTGGATTATATTCAACTTCGTTTCCTTCGTATTCATATTTAATTACTATATCATTAGATTGCATACAATAAAGTCTTTCATTATCAATAATAAAATCCCATTCACTGTTTGGTGTAAACCCAATTAAGTCTCCTGGATTGATTCCAGCAGCTTTTAAGGAGCTATTACCATATTTTAATATACCAACAAGCTTTTTTTCTTTATCAAGCGTTAAAACGTCCGTATCAACTATTGGTTTAACAAAACAACGTTCAGATATTGTATTCCATTTGTTATTTTGTTTATATAAATACATTTGTGTTATATCACAAAAATATTGATTTTCTTTAAACCATGACCGGCTGTTTTGTTGCTTGCCTTTCATGTTATAAAACTTCCTAAAAACATTTTGATGAACAACAACTAAATCACCTTTTTTTATTTTAGTTGAATATGCTATAGGCGTTTCAATTACTAAAGCAATTCTATTTATTGCTTTCCAATTTTCAATAGATGTATTTAAAATTAATTTTTTATTGTTAATTTTAATTTCATTATTATATCTTTCGCCTGCGGGTTTTATTATAAAATCGTATATGCTTTTCATTTAATATTGTAGATCATATTCTACAGAAATAGCCATGTTAGAATTAAACTTTTTCCAAGGCATAATTTCATTATTTTTTTTAATATGAATATTATATGAACTATCTTGATCTTCAAATAAAATGTAAGCTATTTCATGGCCTCCATAAACTTGCTGCCCTATAGCATAATGCATAGCTTCATTTTTATAATCAGCTCCAATACTTATTTTTCTAATAATAGAAGACATTATTATTCTTTGTTTTCTTCTTCAGGTATTTCAGTATAAGAACCATCTTCGATATTAATTCTTATTCTACCGTATTTAGTTTCAAGCTCTTGTTTAAATTCCTCAATTTCTTGACTAAGCCCCGCTTGCTGATGCAGTAATGCATGCTTTTGAGATTCTAACTGCCCTATAGCTTTTATAGTGTCGCTTAAGGTTTCTTGTTGTTTTTGAATTTTTTCTAATTCTTCTGTAGATATAGATGTTGTTTCTACTTTTTTCATTTTATTAAATTTAATTGTTATTTGTAAATATAATTATTTTATTTTGTTTTGTCTTTTATTTTTTCAAAAGTTCGTAGGCCGCCAAGACCAAGCATGCCTAATAAAACTGTCATTAAATGTTCCATTTGTAAAGCAGGTGGAATATCAATAGGCTTTAATATCCATATAAACAAATCACGAACAATAAAATTATAGGCTAAAGCAATTCCGCAAATCCATCCAATAAATGGTCGCCAACCAGCAACAAATATACTACGATGGCCTGCTTCAATTTCATTTATTTTAGTTTGTAAAGATATTAATTCATTAGGATCTAACTCTTTACCTTTTATTGCTTCTCGTATATCCCAAGCTAAATTACCTATTGGAGTTTTACCCCCGCGTCCACCTTTTAATAATCCAAGCAATACTTGCCACATAATCTATTGTTTAACCGAGCCTCCACCGCGATTCAATCTTTTTATTTTACTTTCTTGTAGTTTTATCATTGTTTTTATATCAGGGCCTGACATATTATAATTTTTTGCTATACTAGAAATTCTATTAAATTGTTGTGGATCTGTTCTACTTAATCTTCCAAATGCATCAGCATCTTTTTGAGCTTGAAATTGAGTTAATCTATCAGGACCAGGTTGAGACGGTTGTTGTTGTCTACGTGACATTTTTGTTTCAAATTCATTTTCTAAAGATTTTAAACTTCTTTTTGTAGGCGTAACTTCTGTTCTAAAAGATCCAGTTCTTGAATCACCAAAACCTTCAGGGGCTGGTCCAAACGGATTTTCTTTTGATACTGGTTTTGGATGTCCATCTACATGATTAAACAAAGCGCTAGACTCCATTTTTTTAATTGAGGTAGCTCTATTATCAATAGGCATGTATTTTAAATCTTTATTCATTTTTTTTATATTAAGTTGTTTTATTATATGCTTCTTTTTCCCAAGGTAAATTTGAAGCACCTTCTTTCATTGTTGCACGTGGGTATCTTTTACCTTTCCAAAATACCGCTGAGTCGTTATAATCTAAATCACCACGACGCATTTGATCTAAATGAACTTGCTCGTGGTTTATAACATTTTTTAACTGCTCTTTATTAGTAATATCTTTATTTACTAAAATACTACCATTACGATTAGCCTTACCTAAAACACCCTCACCTAAATTTACATTATAGATAGGAGTATTATCAATAGTATATGGTGGGTTATTTAAACTGAATGCCACTTTTTTGTTGCTGTTTATATGGGAACATTTTATTTAATGCTTCTTTACGATGACTACATCCGCATGGGATGTTTAATCCTTCCGAAACTCTATCTACAATTGTTTTAATTCCTGTAGCAGTAGTAATTTTTTCTACTGTATCACCTAATCCTCTTGATTTCATTTAATTATTTTTATTACATTCTTTTTCCAATACGTTCTGCTCTTTTAGCCATTCTATCATATTTTCTTCTTTGCTTAAGTGCTTTTGATTGATTTTTAGCAATATCAGATGTACTACTTGAAGACTTAATATTTTTAATAGCTTTTTCACCTTTAGCTCTTGCTTGACTAGCTTTTGCAATAGTCTTTTTTAATCTTCTACTTTTTCTAGAATTTGTTGCATCTTTAACAATAGGCATAATTTTTAAATCAGCTTTTGCTTCTGCAGATTTAACTTTTGGTCCATCAGTTTTAATTTTTTGTGCATAAGTGTTAGTAGTTTTTACAGCTTTAACTTTCTTTCTTGCTTTTACTTTTGGTTTTGTTTTTACCGCCGGCTTTGTTTTAGCTGAAGAGCCTATACCAAATCCTTCATTTCCGGATCCATCATTTTGCACACCACTTGTTCCAATAGATTTTATTTGAGTTGGTGGTTTTAATTGATTAGCCGCATAGTTAGCTTGTTTTTCAGTCATAGGACCAAAATCATTTTTTGCAGATCCAATAGGACCTAAATTGGCTTTATTGGATGTAGACGTTTTTTTAGCAGCTAATTCAGCCATAGTAAGATTACCAGAAGCTCTTCTTCTTTGTTGCACTTTATCTGCAACTTCTTTAGTACCTATACTTCTTAAAGCTTTTATAATTAACCCGTCAACTTCTAAGGGAGTTTTATAACCTTTATTAAGATTAAAAAGAGCTGAATTTTTTTTCATGTTATTTTTTTGAATTAGCAGGTTTACCCATTTTTGATCCGTAACCTTTGTTAAGATTTGCAAGCGCAGAACCTCTATTATCAACAGGCATGTCTTTTAAATCTGCCGCAGCTTGTTTAGCAGCAGCTTCTTTGCTCATTCCTTTTGCTTTATATTCAGCCATTTTTCCTCCAAAGGCATTACCATTTAAAGGTGCTCCAAATTTATTATTATCTGTTACGCCCTTCATGCTTAAAGGGTGTTTGCTTTGATTGTATCCCATTTTTTTCATAATATTAGTGTTTCATGTGTTTACTTAAAAAAGATCCATCACTCTTGATGTCCCCTGCTAGTTTTGAAATATGTTTTTCATCAGCTGTTTGATTAATATCTTTATATTTACCACCTTTACGCTGATCATCAAGTACATCTCTTTTTAAATAATCAATGTGAGCTTTATCATCCCTCATTGCGGCACGCACATTACCTTTAGTTATTTTAGTTCCCATTTGTTTAATTTTAATTATTAATTATTTTTTGCAACCAAAGTTATTTGCATAATTTGCCATTTCCCTAACGTCTTTACTATACTTTCCTTTTTTTGCTTTCATTACTGCTGTAGCTGCAGAACAAGCATCTTTAAAACCATTAGCTTTTGCCCATGTTGTAAATTTACCTCTGTTCGCTTTTTTAATTTGTGGAAATTTTTTCATAATTTTTATTTTAGCAGTTCCATCGACGTCGTGCAGCTCTACCTCTTTTAGATTTCCATCCCTTAGATCTAGCACAAAATGATTTACGTCTTTTCCAAGCTTTACTTCCTTTTTTAAGTTTCTTAGGATCTTTAGTAACTGCCGTTTGAAGTTTACTACCTGGATTATCTCTTTTATATTTTTTAACACCTTTTTCAGACATACCGCCGCCGGCTGCAGCTCCTGTACCTGTAGACTTAGCTTTATTATAATAGCCTAATGACTTCTTTTTTGAAGGAGCAGGTGGCTTTGATCTTTTAAGAAATGGTGAATTTATTTGTACGTACGGCATTATATTATTTTATATTGTGTTTTACCATCTTTTCTAAAAGCTTGGAGTATTCTTTTTCTATTTTCCATTTCTGATATAAAACTAAAATGTACCCAGTCGGGATTATGAGAATTTCCATATTCCCATATTAATTGATCAAAATCTAAATTGTCTTTTATAAAATGAAACATTTCAGCATTTGATTTATAATTATATATATCATCAACATCAATTGCTCTTCCTTCGCAATGTTGCGATCTAGAGCTTCCTCCTATTGCTTTATTTAATTCTTCACAGCGAAAAAACGAAGTTACTTTAATTGGTCCTCCAACCCATTCGCGTAGTGGTTCAAATACTTTATCAGCTACTTGGCTCATGTTTTGCATTTGATATTCTGTTGGTATATTTTCAATACCTTTTCGTATTGCGGTTGAGGATTTTATAGATTCACTGTAAGTTATATGTTCGCTAATATACTTACTTTTCATATTACTTATTTTTTAGCGCTTTTACTCAAAATATACCACTTATGAATAGTATAACCAATTGTTAAAAGCAATAAAGTTATTTTTAAATATGCGTCGATGCTCATTAATGAAACCATCAGCGATGCACCATTTATAATGTAAAGCTTCAAATCCGTCATTGTCGATTTAAAATTTAGCATTACCTGTATATCTTTTTACAGACTTAAGGGCATTTGCATCTCCTCCTTTATTAGCTTGAGCTATTGAAGTAATAGGTGTACCTGCAGGATATGCTTTTGTAGGATATTTAGAAACTTCCATTCCATTGATACCACTACTAGAACCTGGTGCGTGCTGACGATTGTCTTGACTTAAAGGCCCGTCCCATATATGTGATTCACCTACTATTCCTACTTTTTTATTTTTTGATGCTGCATTGTATGCTTTATCTTCTTTCATTGTGTATTATTTAAATTTGTTGTTGGTATTTCTCTATCAAATGAATTAGGTATGGGTTGTCCAAATATTTGTGCTCCAGTTTGCATTTCTCTAGGAGTAAATGGTGAGGGAGGCATAGCAGGACCCCTACTTGCTTGTCCTGGAATTGGCATAATTCCTTGTAAGTCAGCAGAAGGTAATGTTGTTCCCATAGGATCAACAGCTCCTAAATAACTAAATGCTGATTCTTCTTTTTTCATATTATCTATTTTTATCATTATTTACATTTTTTATTGCAGTTTGCAAAACAATATCAGTGTAAGTTTTACCCCTCATAATTGAATTTCTTTTTTCACTACTAGGAATATCTTCTTCACCAAGCATAATACGGTACATTCTACTTATTAGCTGTTTACACTTAAATGAAACTTTGTATATGTTATACTTTTGAGTAGTTTGATTCCGACGTCTCCATACTTCAATCCAACTCTCTTTCAATAATCTGTTCCAGCGCTTATTATCCCAGCTGTAAGCGTACGTACCTATCTTATAATCTTGTTTTGTAAATAATTTAGTGCAATCAAAATAAATTAAAAGCTCTAAATCAGCATCATTTAAATTGTTATTACGACAAGCCCATTTTCGAATTATTCTATAATGTTTTAGCAAGTTTATATCTCTTAATTCACTTGCTTTAAGCTTTTTCATAACACTACAACTATATCAGAAGATTTTATAACATGATAAGCTGTTTTGTTTATTTCTATAATATGTCCGGCATGTTTATCAAAATATATTTTATCTTTTTGTTTTATGCCTTCAACTTCATCACCTACTGATATTACTTCTGCTTCTATATATCTTACATCATCTTTATGAGCATCCGCTAAAAGCAATCCTCCTTCTGTTTTAGATATTTCTTTAGCTGTTTTATTTATTATTAAATTTCTACCTATTGCCTTCATCAACTCTTAAATTATTGATTACACAATCTGTAGATAATATTGTAGTTGCAACAGATACTGCATTTGATAATGCACTTTTTGTAACTAGCAGTGGATCTATAATACCACTTTTAATAAGATTACAACTTTTACCTGTTATTACATTAATACCAGTACCTTCACCTAAAAATGGTCCATATGTAATACCCGCATTACTTAATATTGTTTTATATGGATATTTAATTGCATTTATAAGTATTTTTTCAGATGTTGATGGATTTTTAATTGAATCAGCCGCATTATGTAATGCTATACCTCCACCTGGAACAATACCTTCTTTTATTGCAGCTTTAGTTGCACATATTGCATCTTCAACCCTATCTGATTTTTCTTTTAATTCTATATCTGAATTAGCACCTACTTTTACTATTGCTATTTTAGCTGATAAACGAGCTAAGCGCTTTTCTAATCTAATTATTTCTGCAGGAGGTTTATTTTTATTTAAATCTTTTTTTATTTTTTTTATAGATTTTAAAACTTCTCCTGAAGGTTCAGAAACTTGAATTATAGTTTCTTCATCTGTTGTAATACTTTTTAAGCATGTCCCTAAAAATTCTGGTTTAATAAAATCTAAATCATCACCTAAATCTTCATTAATTATTGTTGCTCCCGTTAACATAGCTAAATCAGTTAACATTTCTTTTTTAGTTATCCCATATGTAGGAGCATTTATAACATTAACTTTTATATTACCCTTTACTTTATTCATGGCTAAAGCGGCTATAACTGGTTGCTCAATATCTGCTACTATTAATAAAGGTTTATTGTTTTTTATAACGTATTCTAATATACTTTGTATTTGTCTTACATTTTCTACTGGTGATTCAATTAATAAAACTTCCGGATTTTCTAATTCAGCTGTTCTATTTTCTTTACTTGTTATAAAATGAGAGTTTGTTAATCCCTTTTCATATTGAACACCATCTACAATTTCAATTTCTGTTTCTGCAAGTGATGACATTTCCATCATAACTACACCTGTTTCATCTACTGCTCTAAAAGCATCACCAATTATTTTACCAAGATCAGAATCATTATTAGTTGAAATAGTAGCTATTTGATCAATCATATTTCCTTTAACAGGAACTTTAATTTTATCTAAATATTTTAAAGTCTTTTTAAGAGCTAATTCAATCCCAAATTTAACATCTCTTATACTTATACCTTTATGTATTTTAGAGGCTTCATGAAGTATTGCATGAGCTAATACGGTAGCTGTAGTAGTTCCATCCCCTGCTTCTTTTACTGTTTTACGAGCTGCTTCTTTTAAAAGTGTTGCTCCCATGTTTTCAACTGGATCTAACAGTATAATACTATCTGCTACAGTTACTCCATCTTTTGTAATAACAGGTTTACCTGATCCATCTTCCAGCATTACACACTTACCGCCAGCTCCTAATGTAGAGCTGACAGCATTAGTGAGTTTATTTATACCTTCAAATACTTTTTCCCTAGCTTCATTTCCAAAGCTAAGGTTTTTGACGATTGCGTCTGACATAATTTAATTAGATTTGATTAGTAATATTTATTTGAAAGTTTTTACAACTTTAGGTCCTTCAAGATAACCAATTTTCTTTTTGTAATATTCAATTGAAGCATCAATAGCAGCCTCAGCTCCTTCTAATGTTTCTCTTCTAGTTACATCATTCCAATCAGTATCTATTTTAAGATCTTGATATTCAGTTTGAAAAAATCCGTTTGGTAATTGGGTTATACGCCAATTTTCTTTATCAGCGATGTGCTTCCAAAGGTTTTTGGTTTCTTCTGAAATTTGTGGTTGACTATTCCACGTACTAGTCCGGTAATATAGTGTCATTTTGGTATTGGTTTTTTAGCTTACACAAATTATTATAATGCCAAAGGTAAGCTTTCTTTAGCATATTGGTTTATAATATATTATTACTTGTTTTTTTTATTTTTTAATAGTATAAAATAATAGAACCATCTGAGCCTACATAATTAGCACTAGAGTACCCTGCAGCCCCAAGACCATATCCGTGAGCAACTCCATTATTGGGGCCAGCGCTGGGACCATACCCGTTAGAAGTTGCTCTTCCACCTGCTCCAAATCCATTTATCCCAGGGCCAGGCATTGATGTTGCAGAAACATAAGAACCTCCATTAGCTGTACCTTCTGTGCCGGCTCCATTAGTTCCATCAGCAGTAGTTAATGTTAAACCTCCTGAAATTGAAGACTCACCTCCATCCTGATAGCCGGTACCCCCATAAGTTGTAGCTTTTCCTCCATAGCCAATTGCTAATGTTAAGTCTGTTGCAGCGGTAGTTATAGTTGCCATTCCTGATAAAACGCTTCCACCTATTCCACCTCTTGCACCATTAGCATAAACATAACCAGAAGATCCTCCCCCTACCATAAAATACCCAATTTGAGAATTGTCTGCTAATCCTAAATCACTTGCAGGATTTACCGTAGCTGTATCCATTTCTACCCAAGTAATCGGAGCACCTCCATTAATTCCTACACCAACATTAGGAGTTACATTGTACATAATTGCACCTGCTCCTATGGTTGTTGCACCTTGAATTGCACTACCTAAAGTGAAAACTTGAGTAACACCTGTATTGCTATCAGTAACTGAAACTTTAGTACCTGTTAAAAATGCTCTTGCAGCACCCCACATAGGAAAACTAGATGCCCAATTTGTAATATCAATATAAGTGCTATTTGGTTGAATATAGCCATTTATTGCTGCTGTTGCTCCTGCATTAAAAATTTTAAAATCAGTCCAAGAAGTAGGTGCTCTCATAGAACTGTATATTTTTTGTTTAGTAAAACTTCCGCCTCCTGTAGCTGCTCCTCCGGTAGTTAGTTCTGTTGCTCCTAAATATATTGCCATTTCTTATATTTTATGTTGTTATATATATTGTGCTTGCATCATAAGACCCTAGTGCGTCATATGCCGCTTGTGTTAATGTTATTGTTTTTATGATTGATGAATCTACATTTGTTGATTCTACTAATGTTCCTGCCATTTTATTGTTTTTTAACTAAATGTTATTGTTCCTGTTCCTGAAGTAAATGTAGTATATTTATCTGTTCCACCACTAACTGTTCCGTTTAAAACTCCTGTGCCTAAACCAGTTCCTACTGTTATTGAGTGAGCGGAAGGATAACGTAGTATAACTATTCCTGATCCTCCTGATGGTATAGTTGCGCCAAATGCACCTCCACCAGCTCCCCCGCCGGTATTAGGAGTTCCATTATTTAAAGCTCCAGCACCAGGTCCACCATAATATAGTCCAGTGCCTCCACCACCAGAACCTCCAGTTCCAGGTGTTCCAGCACTACCGCTATTTTGACTACCACCACCACCACCACCTGCATAAAATACAGCAGTTCCTGTTATAGAATTAGAAGCACCAACACCACCGTTACCAGCAACACCAGCACCTGCACTTGCAGCTGAAGCACCAACACCACCTGCACCACCACCTCCACCGCCTGTGTAATCTGGATTAGATGTGCCTCCAGCACCTCCAGAATTACCTTGAGATGGGGTTGTAGAAGGTGTATTACCAGCACCTCCACCTGTTGGCGAATTAAAGCTTCCTCCACCACCAGAGCCACCAGAGTTAGGAAGACTACCTCCACCTTCACCTCTTCCGCCGCCACCGCCAGCGCTGGTTATTGTATTAAAAACAGAATTATCTCCATTAGACCCGTTTGTGCTAGTGCCTACTCCACCAGCCCCTCCACCACCAACTGTTACTAGATAGTTAGTTGCGGAATTTATAGCAACAGCTGTGCCTCCATAATTAGTTCTGTATCCACCAGCTCCTCCAGCGCCTCCGCCAGAACCATCACCGCCACCGCCACCGCCTGCTACAACTAAATAATATGCAGAAATAGTACTAGGTGAATTTACTAATGCATTAGTGCCATCGTTAGCAGCATATTCAGCTAACCAACCTTGAGCTGTCCCAGAATATATAATACTTACAGCACCTCTTTGATAGTCTATTTTAACATCATTTGCAGATCCATTTATATTAGCTTGAGCTGTTATTTTTATATTATTAGTTTGTGCGGTACCTGCATAATCGACTATACTTACTATGTCTCCAACAGCAGGGGATGGAGGCATTGTTACAATTATTTCATTAGAAGTTGTATTAACAAAATAGCCTTGTGATGCTACAGATTGAAAATTACCTGTTTTAACAGTTGCTTGCCAGTCTATACCTAAACCTCCTTGTATAAGTTCTTTTGTTACTTTTGTTAATGCCATGTTAATGTGTATAAGTACCGTCCCCGGTAAATTTTAAAATTGTTACTCCCGAAACTGTTGATTGATCAACTGTTACTGTACCTGTTGTAGTTCCTGAATAATTAGCAGTTGGCATTCTTAAAACAACAATACCCGAACCTCCTGCAGCTGCATAAGATCCACCCCTTCCTGCTCCATCTCCCCCATCTCCTGTATTGGGAGCCCCTGGAGTTGCACCTCCTACTGGTAAATCAGGGTATCTAGGTGTTCCGTTACCACCTACAGCATAAGTTATTGAAGTTCCTGTAATAGAAACAGGTAAACCAGGGCCTGCACCAAACCAGACATATTTATTAGGTGTAACTGTTTGACCTGCACCACCAGCGCCGCCGCCGCCGCCACCACCATCATCATAAGGATTAGAGCTTCCTGTGAGACCATTTGCTCCAGCATAACCTTGAGTGACTGGAGAAGTTACAGCTGCACCTCCACTTCCAAATGGAGTTGCACCACCACCAGATCCGCCATCAGCACCATTATTTCCAACACCTTGACCCCCTGCGCGACCGCCACCTGTTGATATTACTGAAATACTTCCACCTACTATAGATGAATTAGTACCCGAAGTTTGAGCACCTCCACCGGGTCCTACTGTTATTGTATATGTTGTTCCTGGTGATAAAGCAATTTTAGATTCATTAGATGTTCCTCCCCCAGAAGATGTTCCAAATGAAGTTCTTAATCCACCGGCACCACCACCACCACCACCATTGTCTTGGCCACCTCCAGCACCTCCAGCAACAACTAAAAAATCAACTTCACTTGTATTAGGATTTAATGCTGATGTGCCTTCATTAGCAGCAGCTGAAACTACCCAGCCTTGAGTTACATCAGAATATGAAATACGTATAGCTCCTCTAGTATAATTTACTACTTTTGCTGCACTGGCACCTTCTATATTATTAGAGCTAGTTAAAATAATTTTATTAGTAGAAGCAGTTCCTGCATAATCTATAATGCCTATTGAATCGCCTACAATTGGTGAAGATGGCATTGTAACAGTAATACTGCCACTTGTAGTATTAACAAAATAACCATTACCAGTGACTGCTGTAAAGCTTGATGTTTCTACAGAACTTTGCCAATCAAGACCAAGTTCTCCGTCAATCATAACTGGGGGTATTTGTGTTAATGCCATTAGTTATTATGAATGAAATATTTGTACATACCCTTTCTGATTTTGCGAACCTGGTCTAGTTGAGCCACTTCTAGAAAATCCCAAAAATCCTTCTGTAGAAGTGTTGAGATTGGGAAAACTATTTTGAATAGTTGAAGTATTATTTCCAGACCTTGCCTGTTTAACTATTGAATCCGCTAGTTTAATTGTAACCGATCCGCCTGTTTGTGCAAAAGTTCCAGAGTTTTGTTGTGGAAATGTTGCTTGAACCGAACTTGTAGTTGGTGCCGATACTGTAACTGTCCCCATAGGAAGAAAAGCTCCTACACTATTGTGAAAAGCTTTGTATGGTGCTGAAATTGTTCCATTAAAAGGAGAAAATCCACCGCCTGGAAATGTAATAGTAAACGCAGAACCCGCAGTACCGTTCGCTATATTATTAGGTGTTATTGTTGGAGTTATTGCATTCCCTGAAGCATCTGTAAATCCCGATACCGTTGGTGAGCCTGTAAATGTATATTGAGAACTCGCACTTAAAAACCTCAAATCTGACGGAAAAGTAATTGAACTTACTAGAGCAAATTTTGTTCCGCTAATTGTAACAGTATCTGGAACTTGGGCATATGTTACAGTTTGATTTGGCAAATTTCCTGTTCCGCCTGCAAAACTTACAGCCAATGAGACTGGGTCTGCCGGAGCTAAAGTAATTCCCGAAGGTTCATTTGGGTTTCCAACTTGTACTGTAATTTCTGGAACTCCTGCAGTTGCCCAAGAAGAAGCCGGATCGTAATCTGCAGTTGATAACGGATAAAGTTCGCTTATAACTTCTCCACTTTGATTTGCTGAATCGTGTCCACCTCCTACCATTAATAAACCAACTTCTGCGTGTCCTTCATCGGCAATTTCGTTTTTTACGTTTGTTGGTACAATCCATTTATAAACTCCTGCTGTGTCAAATATTGATGTTTCTGGTATTGCACCTCCTCCTGCTGCTGCTGCTGGAAAAAAATCTGTAAAATCACTCATAATTTATTTTATTTATTTTATTATTGTCCTATAATCACCCAACCTTTTGTTGCGCCTGAATATATTATTTCAAAACTTGCAGTTGCATTATTTAATGTTAAATCTGTTGCGCTACCCATTATTAAACTTCCGTTTCTTGCAAGTACACACGTTGCAACCCCTGACAAGTTACTAATTTTTATTGAATCTCCATTTGCAGGCGTAGCGGGTAATGTTAATGTTAAATTTGCTGTAAATACATATAATGTATTTTTAACTCCTGTTATACTTGTTGATATTGTTTGAGTAGCATAATTAGAAGGAGTAATAGTAACAAGTGATGCACTTGTAATAATCATGACTTCTATAATATCTCCTGTTGCTGGTGCACCTGCAGTAAATGATAATGTACTACCCGCTATATTATATGTAGTTTTATTTTGATATACACCATTGATATATACATTAGTAAAATTAATATTTGCTGGTGCTGCTGGTAAATTAAATGCAATGGTTGTGCCATCACCTGTAGTTTGATAATTAGTTAAACTATTTGCCCCTGGAACTACACTACTTGCTACTGTAGTTATTACTTCAATAGAAAGTCCTGTTGGAGGTGCAGTAGTAAATGCTAATGTTGTACCTGTTACAGTATATGTTTCTTTTTCTTGATAAACACCATTTATAAATACATTAGTAAATAAATTTGAAAATGGAGCATTTGATAATATAAAGTCAGTTGTTGTACCATCACTTGTATAATCATTTTTTACAAGAGAAGAAGTAACACCACCTATATAAGATTTTATTTGTGAAAGATTTGCATGCTTTACAGTATTCCCATTGCTGAATAAAATATCATCCGCGTCTACAAGTGTATCTGATGTACCATCTGCTGCTGATAATATTATATTACTTGATGTTGTATAATCAGGTGTTATTTCTGTAGTAACAACAGGATTAGAATATGAAATAGTGCTTGTTAAACCTTTAGAATTGCCTATTATTCTTAGTTGTCCTGCATCTGGAACAGTTTGAGGATTATTATTTCCTGGCGCTGCAGCATCTGCAGAAACATCAAATGAATATGTAGAAGGTATTACCCATTGATTATCTCCTCGTAAAAATGAAGCTGATCCTGGTGTACCTGTAGCATTTAAATCGCCTGTTAATGTTATAGCACCTGTTTGTGATGTATTAGGAGTAAAGTTTATAAATGTTCCATCAGTTGCTGTAAATGATGTAAATGGTCCAGCTGCTCTTGGGTCTATAACTTCACCACCCATTCCTGAATGATTAGTACAATAATAATAAAGCTTAGGAGTATCTTGTTCTAATATTATTTGCGTATACGCACCAGCTGATCCAGGAGTGCCTACTGCTGTAACGCCTGTTGTATATGGAGCGGAAGGTGTATTATCAGCATTAGTAGAAAATCTTAATGGATGTGTACTATTAGAAGAATCAGATTGATCTAATCTATATGTTATACCCGCTACAAGTTCTAGTGAAATCTGCTGTGCGCCATCTATAAAATATTTATTATTGCCTCCTACATTTTGAACTGTTACTATTATTTCATTTATTTCTTCCGAAGCAAGTGTTATATTATTACCTCCCGCTTGTGTAATAGTCATGTTACTACCAGCTGTAAATTGAACTGTAGAATCATCAGTTCCTGATGTAGAGGTTAAATTTAAATCTACATTATTTCCGTCGGTAGTTGCATTTAAATCATAACCTTCACCAGTATTATCTACCCAATCAATTGCAGACCCTGTTGATGATAATATTTGACCAGCTGTTCCAATACCGTTATTAGTATCTGTTATGCTTGTTGGTTTAATACTACCCGCTGTTGTTATTAAACCGGTAGTCTCAGTCATTATAGAATCACTTACGGAATTGGTTGCAGAAAATACAGGAATTCTACCTATAGTACCACCACCTGTTATTGTGCTTGTAGGGGTAGCAGAAGTAATTCTACCTTTTGAATCAACTGTAATACTAGGTGCAAAATAAGTTCCTGCAGTAACACCTGAATTATTTAAATTTATAGTCATATCATTACCGCCCGATTGAGTAATTTCCATTGCGGATCCAGCGGTAAATTGAACAGTAGATAATAATAAACCTCCAGCTTCTAATCTCATGTCTACATTAGATCCATCTGTTACAAGCCCTAACGTTGGATTTAATGCTGATGTTGACTGCAGCGATCCAGTACCATCTATAAATTGTGTATTTGTACCTGCTCCTGATAATGTTAATGTTCCTGAATTAGTTACAGGGCTTCCTGTTACTGTAAAAGCAGATGGTGCCGCTAAAGCTACACTTGTTACTGTACCAACCCCGGGATTATCAGTAGCGCTTGTTATTCTACCTTTAGCATCTATTGTTAAAAATGGAGCTGTGTAGGAAGCAGCCGTAACACCCGTATTTGGTAATGAAACTTCTCCTGTAGAAATCGATAATCCTCCCGCTGTTGGAAAACTTGCTATTCCTTTAACTGTATCAGTAGCTACATCAATATTCCCTTGTACTTCTGTCCAATCTGAAATTGAAGTAGGATTATCAATATTAGCTATAACTAAATCTCCTATGTTTAATGTAGGGTTCCAAAAGCCACTAGCATCCCCTGCTACTGTAACAGCGTAAGCCCAACCTTTTTTAATACTATTTGGGCTAGATGTTAGATCAGGGGTGTTTGTAGATGCGTTGTAACCTCCTTGAAACACTAAACTACCTACAATATTTTGATCAACATAATTTTTTGTAGCCGCATCTTGTGCACTTGTAGGATCTACAATGTTTTGTATTCTATTATTAATATTTGTTGTTACATAAGTAACTATATCCCCACCTGTTGCAAGATTTGCCCCTGCTGCTGCCACCGCAGCTGTATTTGCTGCTACTGTAGGATCTGCAGTTGTACCTCCTATTGTTATTGTATTTACATTGCCAGATGTTACACTGTCTACAGCACCATATCCTAAACCTGCAATATATGATACGATGTCTGCACCAGTTGCTAAAGCAGTAGTACCGGATCCTGTTATAGATTGTATTACTGCACTTAATGTAGTGGTAGGTCCTGATCCATTGGTAACAGCTAATTGATTAGGTGTATTAGTGTTAATTGTAACCACTCCTGATGCGGGTGCATTTATCCAAGCAATTTCTTTATCTCCATTTACAGTCGTACTAGATAATAATTGACCATCGGTACCGTTGTTACCAGCTCCGTCTGTAAGATATTTATTTATTTCTGCACCTTGTGTACTAATATTGCCAGCTACTGATATAGTAGTAGCTATTTCTGTCATTATAGAATCTCCTACTTCTGAAGTAGCTATCCATTTAGTTATTTTACCAGCAGTACCCGTACCTATTACTGTACCACCTCCACCTGGGGTTGCCCATACATTATCGCCACGTAAAAATGTTTGATTAGAAGCTGAACCTGTTGCAGATAAATCAGCTGTAACCGTTACTGTTCCTGTTGCTGCTGTATTAGGCGTTAAATTTATATAAGTACCATCTGTAGTTGTAAGACTATTAACTGGAGTAAACCATTGATTGTCTCCACGTAAATAATTACTATTCCCAGCCACACCTGTAGCTGAAAGATCAGCTGTTACAGTTACCGCACCCGTTGATGCAGTGTTGGGTGTTAAATTTACAAAAGTACCATCGGTTGTAGTTAATGTATTTACAGGTTCAACCCATGAATTATCACCCCTTAAAAAATTGGTAGCTGAAGGTGTACCTGTTGCTGAAAGTGAAGCTTGCAGGTTTATATTATTATTTGCTCCTGCTGTTTCTGTTAGGGTAATGAATGTGCTATCTAATGGAGTTATACCTGCAATACCAGCATTATCTATTATAATACTATTAGCAGTACTATTTGTAAGTGATATACCAGTTCCTGCAGTTATTGCTACTGTTCCAGCAAGTGCACCTGTACCATCTGCTAATTGTATAGTAGAACCATTACCTTGAGCAACACTTGAAAGAGTAAAAGAATTACCAGGTAGAACTGCTGCTAAATCAGCAATCTTAAATTGTCTTGTGGGATTTTCTCTTTCAGGGTTAGGCGATGCAGCATCATAGGTTACTGTACCTATTATAAAATCTGATGCCTTCGGCGTAGCCTGAGGATAACTATAAATTATTGCCATTGTTTATTTTTTAAATATTAAGGTATACACGTTTGACAGTTTCCACTAAATGTTCCAGATCCTTGATTCCAAAGTCGATATTGAGAATTACCTCCAAATGTTGAATAATATCCTGATGGAGCATAAGTTGACGTTCCACAACCATTTTGTGTAGCATACAACTTTGTAGCACTACAGAAATTATTATTATCTGCATATACTGTAATAGGATTACCACAAACAGCAAAAGAACAACAAACACTAGTAACTTTGTAATACATCTGCATTGCATAACAAGGACTATACAAAATAGCACCTGTTATTGTAATATCTATTGTAGCATTAACACTCTCTGTTCCTGTTGCTGGAAGAGCGGGATTAAAAGTTGGCCCTGAAGTCCATATATAATCTTGATCTAATGTTATAGTAGGTGTAAAACTATATTGTTGTGGAGGTAAACCAACAACCGCTGCTGGAGTAGTTACAGTAAAGTTATTGCCACCTGTTATACCACTAGTTATTACATTAGGTGTTATTGTTATATTTTGAGCAACTGCTTCAATTGTACCTGTTATAGTTGTTGTAACTGTTTCAGATGTTGCAGAAGTCCCCTGGGCATTTACTACTGTTGGTCCCGATGTAAATTGAAACCCACTGTTAGGAGTTACTGTAGTATTAAAGCTATATGAATTTGGACAATTAGCAGAATCCGTTGCACCTGTTTGATCACCACCTATTGTATATGCTGCAGTAGGTGTAGTTCCTGAGTTATTTATTATATTATCTTGAATAGATAAAGTAGTCACACAAGTTGAAGGTGTTGCTGCTTGTATGGTTCCAAGAATTATAGTTGTTACAGTTGTATTAGCTAGATTACCATGAGCATTATTAATAGAAGGGCCTGATGCCCATTCATATCCTGCATTTGCTATAGCTTGTGTTGCAAATGAAAATCCATCCCCACAATTACCAGATCTTGTAGACCCTGTAGTATCACCTTGTAAAGTAAATTCTGTTCCTGTTACTCCACTAGCATTTACATTAAGGGTTACTGTACACTGTGGAGCTGTTGCAGCTGCTATAGTTCCAGTAACTGATATGGGTACATTTTGATTACCTGTAGCTGTACCTGTGATTGTTCCGCTCGCCGATCCGTTAAAAAACGGCCCGGATGTAAAAGTAAATCCTGAATTTGCAGAAGCCGATGCTGTAAATGAATAGTTATGAGGACATGTTCCTCCATCAGTTGCAGGAGTTACACTTACCGATCCATTACCACCACCAGATATATTATTAGTAATAACTGCAGTTGCGGTACACGTACCGGCCGGTATCGCAGCAATCGTACCTGTCAATGTGTTTGTAACTGTTGCATCTGCAGATATAGTGCCAGAAGGGTTGGTAGCGGCGAAGGCGCTCGAAAAATATTTTCCACTAGCAGGACTAGCAGTAACTGTAAATGCATAAGGTGTTCCGGCTACACCAACTTGTGTTGCACTATTTACAGGGCCTGTTAAGGTATAGTCGGCTCCTTCAACACCCCCTATAATATTGTTAACTAAGCTTTGAATAATTGTAAAGCTAGGGTTAGATGCTATAACTACATATAAAGTATTAGGATCTTTAGTTCCTATAGCTGTATATTCAGCTGATGTTAAACTTACAACCTGATTAACCACACCTGTAGTTGTAAATGTATCAGTATTGTTTCTTACATCACCATCATCTCCTGCATCTATATATGTTTTTATCAAATCTACCGCATCTATTGGTATGGTGCTAAAAGATGTTGATTTTACATTACCTGTTGATACTTGATTAAAAGGAATGTAATCTGTTTGGGTTGGAGTTGTAGGTGTTTCAAATACTCTTATATAATTATTAGGACCATTAGGTTCAACCTGCAATTCAGGGTTAACCTCAGCTACCCCTGTTTCTATTGCAAGTCCTTTACCAGATTCCACACTCGTTACTGTCCCCAACGGCACGTTAGCCGCAGAAATTTCTATGCCATTAAATCCGTCATCAGTTAATGTGATGTACGGTCCTGGCTGTAGACTCACTATAGTCTGCAATAAATCAGATCCGGTGAGTAATATGTTTGCATTTGTGCCACTTTGAGTACTTCTAAGCACATACGTAGTGTTATCTGCGTTTACAGCTGCCCAAGTATTGTCACCACGAAGGAATGTGGTAGCAGAAGGGGCTCCACCTGCAGTAAGTCCAGCAGTAATTGTCCCAGTTGTAGTAATAGGGCCGCCCGATAAGGAAACAAAAGTGTCTCCAGTGGTCAATATATTAGTAACGGTACCACCGCCTGGAACACTTGGGTTCACAAGGTCAATAATACTCTGTATCGTAAAGTTTTTTGTTACATTATTCTTGCCATCTGCATCTGTACCCAATAATAGGTCAGTCGCCACAGGATTCGTCTGGTTAGGATAGCTATAAATTATTGCCATGAAGTAAAATTTTGTTGATTATAGTACAGTTTCAGTGCCTAAGTAAATATTTGCCACTGTTTCGTCTCCCAAATATAGGGTTGCTACGGTTTCATCACCTAAATAAACTGCCATTGTTCTTTCTCTTTAATATAATAAATATATTTACATGCAAAATTGAAAATTTACACCCCTATATGCGACAATAAGGGGTTACTCTTATATATAATAGCCTAACGTCACCTGAATGAAAAAAGTACGTTACAAATATATAATGTGGGGGCTACGCTTTTTTTTTTACATAAAGAAATTTTTGAAAAGTTATTTTGATTTTACCCACCTCCCCAATGTTTTCGAGCTTTAGGAAAAATGTTTTGACTTTTGTTGAAATTTTGTATAAGTATTTGACTTTTTACGGGGGAAACACGTACTAATTTGGATAATATATTTGAATTTAAAATTGTAAATTATGTCACAAATAGATAATCTTAAAATACCTTTTACTAAAGTAGAAATGTACGTAATAGAGGAAGCAATGGCAGACCTCGCTAACGCAAGTAAAAATCCAAAGCACTGGGAACTCCATGGAAAAATTACTATGGTACTAACTAGAATGATCGTTGATGAAGCTGTGGGGCCTACCTGGTAGACCTCGCACGATACCGCGAGCCAACCTCATCCCGCACTTCGAGCCCGACTCGAGGTCGAGCAAACACGGGGCAAACACGTCCTGATCTGGATAATAAATTTATAACTTAAAAAATATATTATGACTATTAGTTTAGACACAATAAATCCTACAATATTTTCAACAAAAATATTAAATAAATATAAAATAAAATTAGTTCAAAATATAGAATTAGACAATTGTTTTGAATTAACTTTTGAAGCTTCTAAGAAAAATTTAAAAACCTTTTATAATAAATATTATTATACTGGTGAAAGCTTTGAAGATTATATAAATATTTAAACTGACACGGACCAAACACGTCCTAACTTGGATAATATAATTATAATTTAAAATAAAAATATTATGAATATTAAAATTTATGACCAAGAGACTAATAATTATATAGATGAATTATATTTAATGGGTAAAAATAATAAAAAAGAAATTGAAACTAATATAAAAGAATATTATAATTTAAATAAAATATACTATTCAATAACTTAAAACTATATACTATGAGTAAAATAATTAAAGAAGATATAAGACAGATATTAGATAATTATGAAATAGATGAATTTTCTATGGATAAAGAAGAAGATTTTAAATATTTAGTAAAAAATTTAGTAGATTATGTTAAATTAAATAAATAAATAAATATAAAACCTCACATTATGTTGAGGTTTTTTTTAAAACTTATACGAAGGAAATACGTACACATTTGGATAATATAATTATAACTTTAAAAATATAAATATGAATTCACAAATATTAAATAGTTTAGTTAAAGAAGAATTAAATAAAATCTTTAAAACAGATTATTATGGTACAAAAGAACAAATCTTTAATGAAAAAATAATAATGGAAAATGTAATAGTTAAAGAAAATTGTGAAATGAAATATAATGAAAATATAGAAGAATGGTATTTAAGAATCTACGATTTTACAAAATAAATTAAATTAAAAAATAAAAACCTCTCCCTTAGTTGAGGTTTTTTTTAAAATCTACACGGAGCAAACACGTGACTAAATGGATAATAAAATAAATATACACTTATGAAAATTTCAAACAAAGAAAAATTAATTTTACTAGAAGCTTTATACCCAATAGTAGAAAACGAAATTAAAAACTTTAGACCTAATACCGATTTTAAAAAACACAAAGAGAAAGCAGATTTATTATATAAACTACGACAATAGCCTGTTATTATATATATATAACTACCTATTGTCACATATAATTGGTATTACATAAATACACATAAAGTGTTACACATACAACACTTTGTTACAATACAAATAATTTACCCCCTTTTGGGAGATAAAGAAGAATGTACTCAGCTTATTTATTTTCAATGCTTTATGAGTTATTCGGCATTAAATTGGGGGTATTTTTTTATGTCTGTTGACGGAAGTGTAAAAACACGGAGTAAACACGTGTTGAATTGGATAATATAAATGAACATAAAAACCAAAGCAAAATGCAATTAACAAACTTACAAAAAACAATTATTTTAATAGCTTTAGAAGACTATAATAATACAGAATCTAGAGTTGAAGTACAACAAGAAGTTACAAGATTAATTAAAGCATTTGAAAAACATATAAAATAAACCTTAAAACCAAAGAAAGATGAGCAATATGACCCATTGTAGATTTCACAATACTAATTTAGACTTA